CTGGCACAAAGTATTGGATCGTCGTAAGTTCGACATCAGCACAATCGAGTGGAGTGTGCTGGGACTGTTTTTACTACAATGGCGGCAACAATGGAAATCTAGCATGGTCTGGGGGTAATGCCCAGGAATACAATGGTACGGCATGGAGCAACACGGCCAATAGTAACGCCCTATTTTTCATTCTCAACTATCAGTATGGGATCACTACAAACGGGCCTGGCATACTGGTCACACCAACCGGACAGGTTGGGATCGGAACGGGAACGCTTACCAATATGGGAGCAAAATTACTTCTAGGTGCAAATGCGGGAAATCAGTTATCCGCACCGCTAAAGTTTTTGCTTACCGGAGCTGGAACTATGACAACTCCAGAACCAGGAGCATTAGAAACAGATGGTTCCCATTTATATTGGACTGACAGCGGCGGGACGCGACACACGATTACATTCAGCAACTAACGGGAGCGAGCAATGACCATTCAAGAGCTCGCTCAGTCGTTCCTGGGTTTGACCGTCGATCAGATCGCCAATCTGATGGATAGCGCCGGAATCGTCACGCTAGACGACGTTGCGGCCACGCTAAATTCGGCTGCCGGTGGAATAGTTACAGGGAGTGTCGGAGAGGCGACCTTGATGTCGGACTATCCTGGATTCACTGGAGGCACGGACATCGGCAGTGCGACACAACTGGCGGCAGATACGGCAGCCGTCACGGCCAAGTCGGCGAACATCGTGACGGGCGCAACGATTCTCACCGTCGCCGGCAGCTACCCGACCACGGCCGCCACGCAAGCCGCCGACGCTGCTGCCGTTGATTCCAGCATCATCCAGAAAGGCGGGACCCTGACTTTTGGCAGTAGTGTTTCTCCCGCTGGCACGCTCACTGGAATCGTGGATAGCGGCGGAACGCTACACGCGACTGGCTGTTTCAACGGCACAAACTACGTTAGCGGCACGCAAAACACGCTCACCACTAACGCTGCGGGCATTCTCAACCCCTCAACATCTGCCGGGGCAGGAAAGACGGCTGCACAGGCGATTCAGACGGCGTTTGGAGTGGCCGGCACGGACATCGGCAGTGCGACACAACTGGCGGCAGATACGGCAGCCGTCACGTCGGCCAAGGCAGGAATCCTCACCAGCACAACGATCCTCGGCGTCACAGGCACGGCGATCGTGATTACAAACGGGTCGCAAGGCGTGAATTACTGCAATGCCACCACCGACATCGACAACATTTTTGGCGAGACAAACGTTGATAAGTGGGCGAACCTTTCGCAGCTCGACCCCGCCAGCGATGCCGGCGTTGCGTTGATCGCCAACCAGCGGCAGTACGCGGTCAGCTATGCATCGGAGATTGTAAACGACTGTTTACGCGATGGGGCATACATGTTGCCAATCGCAGCCGCAGACGGGTCGATTCCGTTGACGATTGTGAATATAACAGCCACGCTCGCCGGGATTTGGTTGTACGAAAACAAAGGCTCAATTGAGTACAACCCGACAACCGGAGAGCCAGAACATCGCTATGCGGGCCGAAAAAAAGACGCAACAACGCGGATCGATCAGATTCGCGCCGGAAAGCTGCGGTTGAATGCGGTATTCGCCGGTTGCGGCAGGGGGACCAACACGCCATTCGTCACACACCAATCGAGGCCGCGCGGATGGGCAACGGATTATCCCGCAGGTGTATCGCTAGGCGGCCTGGACGCCGGCCCGGGCGGCGGGTTCACGTTGCCCTAGGAAACTGAGATGAATGCGAGACAAAGTATCAGCACCAAAAAACGCGCGGGAAATCAGCCAGCGGGCGTTTTTGGCTGCGTTCGCCAGGTGTGGCCACATCGGCAAGGCAGCGACGGCAGCCAAGGTTGATCGACGTAGCCATTACTATTGGCTCAACGATGATGCTGAGTATGCGGCGGCGTTCCTGGAGGCAAAAGAAGCCGCCCTTGAGATTTTGGAAAAAGAGGCTGTGCGGCGGGCAGTACAGGGATTGAGGCGGTATAAATTCCACAGGGGCGAGCCGATCCTTGACCCAAAAACAAAGAAGCCGTATTACGAACTGGAGTATTCCGACGTACTGCTGATTTTCCTTCTGAAAGCTCTTAATCCGGGCAAGTATCGCGACAAGGTGGTAATCGAGCAGAATATCACACAGCAGATGCAGGTGAATCAGCAGTTGGTGTCCGACACGAAAACAATGGACGCGGTTACGGCGCTTCCGCCGGCGGTCCTCTATAAGTTGGCGAACCAGAGCAGCGGCAAAAATGGTAATGGCAACGGAAATGAAAACGGGATCGCCAATGGCAACGGCCATGAGTGAGCCGGCGGCGGTTGGCCCTACGCCCCGCTGGACTCCGTTGCGCCCGCATCATCAGCAGTCGCAAGTCTGGTGCTCCGATGCCCGTATCATCGCCTTGGACTGCGGCCGGCGTTCGGGAAAAACAGAACTGATGAAGCGGCGGGCTGTTCGGCATTTGCCGATAGCCATAGCAAATTGCCCGCATACTCGGTACGGGATTGGCGCACCAACGCACGACCAGGCCAAGGAAATCCACTGGCAGGATTTGCTCGACTTGATTCCCGACTACTGGATTCTCGGCGGGAAAGGCGGTCCGAACGTGTCGTACTCGACGCTGTCGATTACCTGCCAATTCAACACGCACCAGGCAACGATTCGAGTTTTTGGCCTGGATAAGCCACATCGAATTGAGGGCGGTTATTTCAACGGCTTCTGTGGGGATGAATGGAGCGACGTTCGGCCGGGAATCTTCGACCGCGTGATTCGACCGATGCTGGCCGACTATCACGGCTGGGCTGTACTGGGCGGCGTGCCAAAACGGCAAGGGGTTGGCTCGGCATGGTATCGGTCACTCTGCGAGAAGATCAGTCGCGGCGAGTATCCCGACGCGGAACGATACCACTGGCCGGCGGCCGATATTCTCGATGCGGCCGAGATACAGCACGCTCGCGAAACGCTCGACCCGAAAGACTTCCGCGAGCAGTACGATGCCTGTTGGGAAACGGCCGGAGGCGGCGTGTTTCATTGTTTCGATCGGGCCTACAACGTGCGGCCGTGCTCCTATCACGGCGACAAGCCCATCATTGTCGGCTGTGATTTCAACGTCGATCCTATGGCGTGGGTGTTGGGACATCGGTACGAAAACCGGCTGGAGTGGTTTGACGAGGTGTGGATTAAAAATACAAACACGCAAGCGGCGCTCAACATGCTCGCCAGCCGCTACGATGGCCACCCCGGTGGCTGGCAGTTCTACGGCGATGCGAGCAGCCAGAGCCGGCATACGTCGGCTTCGCAGAGCGACTATGCCCAGATTCTCAACGACGAGCGTTTCAAGCGGATGGGCCGAACGATCCATTTCCCCGGAAAGAATCCCGACGTGGCCGACCGATTCGCCGCCTGCAACGCGATGTTTTGCAATGCCGCCGGCGATCGGCGGATGTTCGCCGATGATTGCTGCCGTCACTTGATCGAGGATTTAGAGAATCGTTCCTATCGGGAAGGCACGCGAGAAGTGGCGGACGGCAAATATCAAGGGCACATCACCGATGCGATGGGCTACGCAACGCATCGGCTGTTCCCAATTCGCGTGGCGCGGGCCGGTCTAGCGGCAGTAATCACAGGGAGTGAAGTTTAATGCAAGTTTTTCAACCCAACGGCACCGGCTCAGTGGTGGTCGATAAGCTCGTCCACACCGAATATCAGCCGCTCGAAAACGCCCAACCGCCAATGCACTTCGGCGAAAAGACTGGCTTCCAGGCCGTTATTACTTCGCCGTGGGTTATGCGGTGGGCCGCTGTCCCGGCCACTTATGCTGTGTATCGGGAGATTCGCAAACAACCGACCATCGCACTGGCCCGAATGCTCTCGATTGCTCCCATCATGGCCTCGGAATGGTCGATCAAGGCCAAAAACGATGTGCCGCCGGAATGGGTGACGCTCATTCAGGATGTCTTTCTGCCGTTGCGCGAGGCATATCTTGAACCGACGCTGCTGTACGGCAACGTGGATTTTGGGTATCAGCCGTTCGAGAAGGTTTTCGAGCCGGTCGATGGCTACATTAAGCTAACGAGGTTGAAACCACTGTTGCATGACATCACGGAAATCTGCATTGGCCATCAGGGCAACTTCATCGGCTTCCGGCAGGTCGGCCAAGAGGTTGGCGTAGCCAACGCCATGCATGTCGGCTTTCGCGTGGAGGGTTCCTACCTCTACGGAATACCGCTGCTGGAAAACGTGCGGGTGCTGTACAACCACTGGCACACGTGCAACGCCGGCGCGATCCGCTACGATCAAAAAATCGCCGGAGCTCATATCGTCGTCGAATATCCGGTGGGCGTCGGGCGCGACGAGAAGGGCAACGAGATTGACAACAGCGTATTGGCCGCCCGCGTGTTGCACGCGCTCGAGTCGGCCGGAGGCGTGGCGGTCCCCCGCGACGTAGCCGCATTCATGCAGCAACTCAACACCGACGATCCAGGCTGGAAAATCTGGATTATGGACCAGGGCACAAACCAGCAAGAGGCGTTCATTAACCGGCTGGACTATCTCGATAAGCAATTTTGTCGCGGCCTGTTGATTCCCGAGCGTGCCGTATTGGAAGGGCAACACGGTACAAAGTCAGAGGCTAAGAGCCACATGGACGCTGCCATGACGGTCTGCGATATGCTCCATCGTTATGTGACGAAGGAACTCAACAGGCAGGCGGTGAATGACGTGCTGGTATTGAACTTCGGAGAAGAGGCACGCGGGGCTGTCGAGTTGGAGGCGGCCCCAATCGTCGATGACCGCCGGGAAATCCTAGAAGACATCCTGAAGGCGTTTTTGGCAGACCCCAACGGATTCGCAGAGGCCAGCGGGCAGATCGACCTTGATTCATTATTGGACACGGTGGGCGTACCGAAAGCTGCCGAGACAGACGCGCCCAATGATGCGCAGGCCGTGCCGGGCATGGATGCCAACGGCTCGCAGGCCGCGACCGCACGACGGCTGTACCGGGACGCCAATGGCAATCTGGTCAACGGCCGGGAAGGAGACGTGAAGACGCCACTGCTGCCGCTCTACAGCGCGCCGGAAAAGATTGGAGCCAGCAACCGCCCTTTTATGCTGGGGGGAGTTGGTAGTGGGGTGCGCTGCCATACTACAGCGAGACAACAATCGGCTTCGTCGCTCGGTTCGATTCTCGGCGCTCGCCTGTCGAGCACGAAACACGCGCACGACGATCCGGCTGTGGCTGACCACTCCTTGGTAGCGAAGGCCGCCAATGTGATTACGCCGGAATGGATGGCAGCAGTCAGAAACCAGATGGCCGCCCTCGAATCGCAGCCGAACGAACACGGCTGGATTGGCCACGTCGATCAGTACGATGCCTATGCGGTGGACTTTTCGCCTATTGAGGCGTTTGACTCGATGGACACGGTTGTTGGTGCGAATTACGAAAAGTGGCCGGCAATTGTTCCCGCCGGCCAGTTGTGGGCTGATGCGCACGAGGCCGCCAGCGAGTGGCCGCACATTCTCTTGCATGAGGCGGTTGAAACAACGCTGATGCGAGCCGGCTGGACCTACGACGAGGCGCACGAGGTAGCCAACTATCACGAGCGCCTCTTCATGCAGGAGTACCAGACATGAACAATTCCCAACCGTGTGAGCAGTGCGACGGCTGCCGCTTCTGGAAGCGGATCATTTCCGAAGCGGACGGCCTCTGCTGCCGCTTCCCGCCACCGTTCCCGTTGACCCGGCCTGCCGGCTGGTGCGGAGAGTTCAAACTAACGAAACAGAGGAAAAACGATGGGACCGCGATCAGCCAATGAAGGCCCCTGATGTTACTGCTGATGATCGTCGCGTGGCGCGGTTACAAGACCAAGACCGGGCCAAAATCGAACGGCTCGGGATTGCCCACGCCGCGAGAATTGGTTTCAAAGCCCAGCACGCCGCAATGAGGGCGTGGCGACATCGGGAGAATCCGGCCCATGCCGCCGGCCACGTCTTGCACCAGGCAGTACCGCTGGTAACTGACTGCATGGTAGCGGGATATCTTGCGGGCTGGCGACGTTCGATCATTTCAGTTCGAACTGCAAAACCGAAGCTGTTCCTAGAGCTCGACGGCAGCCCGTCGCCGTTCCGCAAGGCCCTCGATTGGTTGACAGAACGCATCGAACTGGACGACGACGAATACCAGCGGCTAGAGCAGCTTTATCACCCGGCAGCCCTCAGGGTGGTGAAGACGGCCAGCGCCGCTGTCGAACGCGACCTGGAGCAACGATTGCAGGAGTCCATCAGCGGCGGCCAGCACATCAAAGGCGGGATTGCCGCGATCAAAGAAGCGTTCGAGGCCAACGGGTTGACGCCCCGCAACAGCTTCACGCTGGAAGCCATCTTTCGCACGCAGACGCAACTTGCCTATGGTGCCGGCCGCTGGAACGCCGACCAAGACCCCGACATTCAAGAGATTCTCTGGGGCTATCGCTATCTGACGATGGAGGATGATCGGGTTCGGCCGGAGCATGTCGGCTTTGACGGCGTGACGCTGGACAAGGACGATCCTTTTTGGGATGAGAACTGGCCGCCGAACGGCTTCGCATGTCGCTGCACGGCCATTTCGATCTTCGAGTCACGTGATGAGTTCGGACCGCGCGCGGTGGACGTGGACGGAAAGATGGTCGATCCAAAGGCCGATGAAGGTTTCCGATTCAATCCTGGCAAAATCTTTGCGACGGGGTAACGCTTATGGATAAGCACGTACCAGTGCGCGACTTGGCACGAAAACTTTCCTGCTCGCCTGAGACGTTGAAGCGGCAGTTGCGTGATGGGACAATTCCAGGGACCAAAGTCGGCCGTGATTGGCGAGTTGACCCCGAGGCGGTAAAGATCGCGCTCGACAACAAGCGGAAGCGCTAGCGCCTAATCGCTACCCACCACAACCAACTGCCACTGTCCGCACACGCTGCCCGGTCCTTCTATTTCAATTTTCTGCTTGGAGTCCTAACCTCCAAGCAGCATGAAGATCGAACAGTTCAAAGACGGCTTTGTTTTGGTCCTTTCCGCTACGCCGGCAACTGCTGTCGGCGATCCGGCCAAGCCAGTCCGTTATGAAGCCGGTGTGCCGATCTATCGTTTCCGCAAAGAGATTATTCGTTGTGGAAATTTCAACACCGCTGAAGGGCAGCCGTTCACAGTTGACCGCAACTCCCTGAAGAATTGGGCCGACACGTTCCGTCTGATGGCCGCCAATAAAGTACCGGTGCCGGTCCCTGCCGATCACATGAAGATCGACGGCGACAGCAACCGTGGCTACGTGGTGGGAATGGAAGCCAAGGGCGATTCGCTCTTTGCGATTATGGATTTGATCGGCCCTAAAGCCCCGAAGTTGGCAGCCTCCAACGATGTGTCGATCTTCTCCGAACCGGAATGGACGGACGGAGAAGGGCATACGTATCAATGGCCAATTCGCCACGTGGCCCTTACGCCCGATCCTCGCATTCCCGGCTTGACGGGATTCGTTCCGATTGCCGCCGCCAACAAACAAATCATCAACGTACCTCTACTCCGACTTGATGGAGTCCCCACAACTATGGCGCTTCCAATGCCCGGCGATGGTGCTCAACTTCCGCAAACCAATGGCGGCTCGACGGCCGGCGACATTCACGCCAAGCCGGCCGGAAAGCCCGGGTCGACGAAGGCCTTAAAGGAAAGCGTTAAGAGTCACTTCCTCGGCAAGGCGCACGCCATCATGGCCAGCGACGAATTGCCGCACGATGGCAAGCTCGAACAGATCGACGCTCTCATGCAGCAGCTTGAGGACATCATCGAGCAGTTCGAGGACGAAGAGGAAGCCGAGCCGTCCGAACCGATCGCCGCGGACGACGGCGAAGGCGCTGCCATGTGCAATGGCCCGAAGGGCGGAATGTCCAATCGCCGGCGCAAGCAGCCGGCCCAACCGGAGAGCAATCCCATGCTGTTGAAACTGGCCAACAAGAGCCGCGACCAAGACATCGAGGGACTTTTCCGCGACGGCTACATCACGCCTAAGCAGCGCGACGCGCTCAAGGCGAAGTGGTGCGGAGAGCGGGTGAAGCTCACCTTGAGCAACGAGAAGGTCGAAGATTTCGACGCCGAAGTCAACTTGCTCCGTCAAGGGTTCAAGATCACCGGCGAGAAAAGCGGCCAGCAGCTCGTGCTCTCGAATCCGTACATCGACCCGGCTGCTGAGGACGAGAGAAAGTCTGACGCCGAGTTGTGCAAGCCGAGTTCGCAGCGAACTAAGTCGAAAAAGTAACCAGCCGGAAACGGCCGCCACCACTCCACACCACCCAACACCAACCGCGACCACGCGAGGAATCGAAAATGTTCAACCAGGAAATCACCAACCTGATGCCCGGCATGGGGCCGACCGGCGTTGTTTCCTACAAGCGGCTTTGGCTTGGCGATCGGCAGAACGTCCGCTATCTGCCCGGCGGCGGCGTGATTGACGGAGCCAACGCCCGCGACCCGTCGAATCTCTCGACGCAGACCAGCAACATGACCTCCAACGTGACGAACTACGACACGCTGGAAGCCGGCCTGATGATGGGCAAATTGTCCACCGGTAAGTACGCGCCATCGGCGTTCGGCGTGACGGCTGCCGCGCTGACCACGATCGCCACCAGTTTATCGGTGGGTGTTCCGGCGTCGATCGAGATTCTCCGCCGTGTCGGTGCCAGCGGCAACATCCAACTGGTCGGACCTCCGAGCACGGCGGGCACCGTTGCCGTGGCGACGGTAGCTTTCTCGGCCGTTAACACGTCCACCGGCGTGCTGGCGATCACTGCGACGGGCACGGCCTTCGCTGTCGGGTCGCTCGTGCAACCGAGCGATGCCAGCAACGTAATCCGCACGTTCACCGACGCCGAAGACGGCATTCACGTGACTTTTGAGGGAAGCAACTACGACATCCAATTCCCCCGCATTCCGGTTGCCGGCGGCGTGGTGGACATTGCCGGACTGACTTTCTACAGTTCGTGCGATGCCTCGGTCAAGACGTACATCAAGACGGCCCTGAAGGCAGTCGGACCGTTTGTTTTCAGCGACGATTTGTAATCGCCGCCTTAGAGCCAGTTACTTCGCACATCAGCGAGTTTGAAAAAAGGAAAAGACCAACATGGCCGAAACCCTTCAGCAGATCCTTGGCGCTCGCAACCTGATCGGACGAATTACCGACATCGTAAACGGCGTGCCGGAAGATTTGCTGCCAAGCGGCTTCCTTACCGCCAATCGCACCACCGAAGGCGATCGTGGCGAGTACCTTCGCATTGAAGGCACGCGGCAAACCTCGACCATTAGCCGTTACGGCGCGCCGGCCCGCAACCAAGAGCCGATCGGCATCAAGAACACTCCGGTCAAGCTCTTGCACGCGTTCGAGACGTTCAACCACGATCCGACCGTGTTGCAGTTGCTCATCAGCGAATCGTGCAACGGT